CCCCGGACCAGAGTCCATTTTGGGTGTAAACCCATGGTATCTTTATGATGCCATTTCCGAGCAGCATGCTTTGCATGCGGCTGCAATTGCTGCGTCAGTGGCACAGGGTCTTACCTTGTCCCTGTACCAGGCGGGCAGTTCAACCGGGCGAAAGCGCTGAAAGTATCCATCCTTGTCAGCAAACCTATTGTCCATAAGGATAATAGGATGACCATTACCTAGCATGGTAATGCCTGTATGTTTTACAGCATCAGGAATCACCTCTTCACGGAGGCTTCGATACATAAAGTAATCAGCCATTCGCTTGGACCACTCTGCACTATCCGAAATCGGATATATGTGCGTCCCACGTCCATGGATCTCACAAGAGAGAACCAGTTCGTAGGAGAGTTTCGCCAATTGACTAACACGCCTATTAGAGGGATGCTCTAGATCACAGGTCTCCCTGACTATCTTGTAGATTTTTCTCTTGATAGCCCTTGGTAGATTAATCCAAGGGATCCTTATGCCAGTGGTTCGTTGCCAATCGAACAACGAATTCCAGGTTACAGGATTATGATCGGAGCAAAAGAAAGGAATACTGTTTCTCACATAAGTCTTTCCGGCAAACTCGCTAAGTCTACCTTCGAAGCTCTTATGTAGCGAGAGGGGAATACCGCGCGAAGTAAATTCACGGATATATCGCTTGCGAAGCCGTTTGTTCATAATGACGACGTCATCGCCAAGTACAACGTACGGAGAGTGACAGTATCCTAAGCTTGCGCTTAGGCTTTCTAGTAGAAGGTTGTGAGTAATGGACAACATTGCAAAACTAGGGAGCGACCCTAGAGGTTGCCCTACCTTCCATGAAGATAAAAATCCCTCATCTGCCCACTTAGCTCTAGCCACCGTTTGAAACAGCTCATATGAGCGTACAAACAGGACCTCCGCCTTCTCCTTCATGTCCTCCGGTAGAGACAGAGTACTAGTACTCATTAGCAGTCTCTCCTCTGGAGTAAGGGAAGAAAACATTCCCTGAAGTGTGGAAACGATCTTGTCCCCCCAAGAAAAAGGGAGGTTATCTGTTGCCTTGCTAAGGTCAACGGACCCTTGATACAGATTGTCGTTATTTACACGATTCTGTATCCGGTGATCGAATCTGTCCTGATCGAAGGTTGCATCGTTTGGAAGTAACCTAACCAGATTATACAATCGGTCGGCCGCTGGAACTAATGCATTCTGAACGAATCGATTCGGTACAGCTATATCTCTTAGATCTGTACCGCCACCCTTTTTATGGATGTGGTGTATCTGGCCAACATATTGACCATCATACAACTCAGACTCGCGGAATAACCCGTCAAGCTGTTGGTGCGACGGCTCGTCGCCCCAAAGGACCGCATACAATGCGTCCCCAACGTCATCGTTCAAGAACTCATCTACAAAGTCGAGTTCCCCTTGGGACAAGCAAGGTTCATCCGATATATGCATATTGATGAGACTCGCGAAATCCCGCTCGTAAGAACGTGACTCCCGGTTCAACTTAGCATAGTCTTTGTAGATCTCGGGCCATACGGGTTTATAGTCCAGTGATGAGCTAGACTGCCAACCTCTCCTTAGCAAGGAGTACCATCGTTTCCAATACTCATGCCAGCGGTTGTAACAACCGAGGTTTAGAGCTAGTCGATGGAAAGAATCTCGTGGATTCTTAAGTGCTCTCCGATAGGAGACACCGTGCCGAGTGTGAAGACACTCGAGCCAGTCCCGCAGAAAGCGGGGCACCGCTTGATTCGCACACACCGATTCTAGTCTTCTTTTCGTATCATACGCTGCCGCATCCATCGTCTTTGACGACTTCACGGGTCCTGTATAAAGTTTCAGGAACGTAAGAACCGAATGTGGCTGGCACTCCGCATACTCGAAGAGCATACGAAGGAAGCCATTATTTCTAAACCCTGCCGAGTTTAGAAACGTATCCAGGTTGGCTCGCCGGTTTGGAGAAGCGAGATAGGTTAGTAGAAGAATACGAAGATTCTTAAACTTCGCTACTGCCTCATCCGCCCCATTGTTTACAACAATGCGCTCGTACTTCCTTTGCCAGTACCTTTTCATCTTTCGATTAAGAGGTATACTAGCGAGGAGGACACCATTCGTACTAGAAGTGCTCATTTGCACTCCTCCTTTCCGTATTCTGCAGAGTATGCAGGTGCGGTCAGGCCTACGTAAAGTGGCCAGCCACTAGCGGCGTAGAAATACTACGCTAGGTATCGGGTGCTCCAACCAGCACAAGGCGTAATTGGCAACTCACCCTGCTCGATCTTCCG